AAATGCAAGATAGCTTTATTAAAGCAAATAGTGGTGATACTAAAAAATATTATGATGCAGCACCGCTTTTTGGTAGAGAGTTAAAAATAGCTCAAACAATGACCGCTAAAGAATTTGCCACAAAAGAGGTGGGACTTGATGAAGACACAGCCACAAATGTTTTAAAAGAGGCTATGCAGGGCAAAGAAAAGAGCGAATTTATAGACGCAGATAGCTACAACGATATAGTTAAATTTAAAAACTTTGAGACCCAAAGAGAGTATGCTAAGGCTTATGGCGAGAAGATACAAACCGCACAAACTAGCATAAATAACGCAAGAGAGCAATCGGCCATAAGATATGCAGACACTCAAAAAGCAATTGGTGAATATCAAAAGCAGGGCATGTCTGCAAGTGCAACAAGAGAGCTAATCAATGCTAAATTTAAGCCAAGTGCGGATGAGATAGACTACACAAGAGCTTACAATGACGGCGCAGATGTTGATGCTAGGCTTGCTGGACAAGGGATATTTTACGCACTTGAAAAAGATATCGCAGCGCAGGCTTATACTCCAGAAATTTATGCCACAAGGCTAAAGCAAATGGGATTTAGCGATGAGAGCGTGCAGGCTTTTACGCAGGCATACGCAAGCAAAGATATAGATATCGCAAAAGAGTATGTGAATAAAAAAGTAGCTGATGCTTATGAAAGCAGAGTTCAAAGAGAAGTAGCTGATGAGATAAATTCGGAAAACAGAATAAATATAAATAAAGACGGGGCGTATAGCGGGCACCCTATGCTCCGCCCCGATGAGTCTAGTATAGGGCAAGGAGACTTAAAAGGAAATTTAATCAATGAAGAAGCAAAAAATAGTGCCTTACCAAACGGCGTTTCTGGTATCGGCGATAATGCAAGCAGAGCAAGAGGGCGACAAGGAGGCGATGAGGAGATATTACGCCAAAGCGGACGCAATATTGCAGACGCTAGCGAGGAGAAATGGACAGCCAAGAGCGATAGGCAAATGGAGCAACGACCAGCCTTTAAAGGAGATGGCGATACTGATGCCACAGCTGCAAGCAAGCAAATGGTGGAAAAACAAGGAAGAGACGATAATGAGATAAGAGGCGATGGCTTTGTAATAAAAAATGGTGGCAAACTTACTTTTATGGATGAAGCTAAATTTGAGCTAAGCAAAGAGCTTCAAGGCAAGACTGATCTAGGCGAAAAAATATCAACTTCTTTAGCGTGGCTTCACTCAAAACACCCTGAAATGTTTGAGAACAAAAGAGCAGTTAAAGAGCTAATTGATTATGTGCTTGATGAACCAAATACTATAAAGGCTGGAAAAAGCGAAAATAGTGTTTATCTTGGTAAAAAAGACGATACAAAAATAAAAGATATTGTCGTAGATAAAGATAGCAATAAAATAATACACGCAAATAGACGCAGGATGAGTTCGGATGAAATAAAGGCTGACGGTAAGGACGCCCACATCCCCTTACACACTGATACTATGCCAGCAGGGGCGACTGGTGCAAATGCACGTTCGTCAGCTGATGAAAGCATTATACCACAAAAAGAGATAAACGATAAAACCATCAATGCTAACTCTCACATCGCAAGCGGTTTGGTTGGCGGCACCCTAAATTCTATCGATGAAGATGGAAGCTTTAATCCAGAGAAATTTGCCGCTGGATTTTTAGCAGGGCTTGCAGGCAGTAAAGCAGTGGCAATAGCTGCAAGAAAGATAACACCACAGCTTTATAATAAGATCTTGGGAACAGCTAAAAAGATGCCTCAAATGGCAAAAGATAATCCTAAACTTCTAGGCAAGCTTTATGCAAACGGCAAGGATGTAAGCTTAAATTCTTTTGCTGGAGAAAAAGCGATCACGGCAAATGTCGGCAAACTAGATCAAGCTAAAGCGATGCTCGAAAATGGCGCAGACGAGGTAGAAATTTGGCAAAAGACTGGGTGGTTTAAGGATAAAGATGAAGCTTGGAAATTTGAGATAGGAGATAGCAAAGCAAGGCTAAATCCAAATTTTAAAAGTGGCGGAAAGCTAGGAGAGTTACTGGAGCATGAAGAGCTATTTAAAGCATATCCAGAGCTAAAGGATATTAGCGTTAAAAAGATAAATGACGAAGGAGGAGAAAAACTAGGATATTATGACCCTAATAAAAAAGAGATAGCCATAAATAACATAGGTGATAAATCAACGCTTATGCACGAGGTGCAGCACGCCATACAAGAGATCGAAGGGTTTGCGAAGGGTTCGGGTGCTAAAGGTGAAAACTACCGCCTAAGTCATGGCGAAGCTGAGGCTAGAAACGTTCAAAATAGGCTAAATTTAGGGGATAAATTTAGAGCAAAAATAGTAAAAGATAATAACCCTGTTGGCGATGATTATCATGCGTGGATAAGGGGTGAGAATGATATAAAAACGTTTAAACAAGCTTATGATGACGATGGTGGAGGAGATCTTGCGCCTGATTTTACAGAAGCTATGGCAAAAAAAGCTATTGATAGTGGTGAAATAACTGTATATAGCTCAAAGCCTATAAAAGCAGGTAGTTTTGTGACACCTTCAAAAATGGAAGCTAAAAGCTATGCTGGAAGTGGCAAGATATATGAAGAGAAGCTAAATTTAAACGATATATCGTGGATTGATGGATTGCAAGGTCAAGTAACTAGAAATAAAGATATACACCCATATGAGACTTTTGACGTAAATCCAAATGAGACGATCGTAAGCAAAGATGGCATGATAAATTTAAGCAAAGAGCTTGAGAAAAAATACATTTTAAAAGACGGAAGTATCAATGAAGCTGCCGTAAGAAAAGAGGCGGAGCCATTTATAGAAAAAGAGTATAGCCTGGAAAATTTCAAAGCCGAGTTTCCAAATGGCAAGGTAGATACGCCGGTAGGGGAAGTCAGTATTGAAAGCCGCCAATTTAATAAACTTAAATTTAAAGGGCGAGAGAATTTCTTGGGGCTAATAAAACCAACTCTTGAAAGACCTGCGTTTGTAGTGGATTTTGAAGATACTACTTTTTTCTTTAAACCTTTTAGAGATAAAGATGGCGTTATTAAGTTTGCTTCTGTAATCAAAGAAAGAGACGGGGGATTAGACGTAGTTTCTAACTATCCGATGAAAAATAGAAAATTTGAGCTAATAACGAGAGAAGGCAAAGTAAGATATGTCCAAGGCTCTGTGGCGAAGCCCGTAGAACACTCCTTGGACGATACCGTCCGAAGCTCTGCGGCTAAAAGCCCAATAGAACACTCTTCGGACGGTAAGGACATTATACCGCAAAACGAAGAAAAAATCTATCACAGCCGCAAGATAGAAGAGATAAAGCAAGAGCATCCAGATGTAGAAAAAGAGCTAGATGAGAGTATAGCGGCGATGAGAAAAGAGAGCTTTAATGACGTAAATTTCAAAGATGATCTGATAAGTAAAATCAATGCAAAAGATATAACTACTAAACAACTTGGCAAAAGCGTAGATCTAAGCGATAAACAACTAGCTGTCTTAAAAAATGATATAAAAAATGCAGACTTTAAGGTAATTAGCGATAGTAAAATTTACTTTGACAAGATGGGTAGGGACGGGGATAAAAAGAGATTTTTTATAGATATAGCAGAGGATGGAAAAGTAAGAGTAGATGGGTATAGTAAAAAAGGTATAGATACTATCCCAGTAAGACAAAGTGCGCTTGAAGAGCTTGCAGGAGTTGGAGATAGGGCAAGGCTAAAAAATATGAGCTTTGAGGTAAAGGCGGCATATTTTAATGAGCTAGATCCTATCAAAAAAGAGGCGATACTAAAGACGGCCGAGCTAAACAAACTAAAAAAAGCGGCTCAGAGTGGAGATAAGATGGCCGTGGCTAAATTTGAAGATTTTAGAGCTAGAAATTTAGATGAAAACGGAAATATAAAAGACGGACTAAGCTTGTGCTAGGAGTAAAAAATGAGTGAAAAATGTCCATTAAAAGAGATCCAAAAAAGATCAAATAAGCTGCTTGATCGCTGGGCGATAAAGGTTGATGACGCCTTTGATAAGGTAAGTGAGGGGCTTGATAAGGGTGCAAAGTGGGTCAATGAAAACATACCATTTGCTGGTGAGCTACTAAATATAAGAGAGCATGCCAAAGAGATAGACGATCTGCTAGGAGAATATCATAGAGCAACAGCTGCCATATATACTCAAGCTGGGCAGTTTAAAGAGTATCTAGGAAAGCTTAGCTTAGAGAATAGAAAGGCGATGTTTAAGGCGCTAGATGGTGAGATGGATCCAGAAAAACTAGCTGAACACGTAAGACCACTATATGAAAAGGTGCGTAAAACTATCGATGATGGGGCGCAGGCTCTAGTTGATGCTGGTGCGCTTGAGTCAAAAAATGTCATCAAAGACTACATCAAGCACTACTATAAAAAGCATATGGATGAAGCAAAGGAAAATAGCCGTATCGCAAAGGCGCTAAGGCAAAGTAAATTTTTTGCTAGAAAGCAGATGAGCTGGGAGCAAAAGCAGTTAAGACAGATCGAGGATGATGCGGCTTTTGCGGTGACAAACACGATCCTAGAGCAAAAGAAGCAACTCCTTAAGGCTCAAACTCTAAAGCTGTTTGCGGATAAATTTGCAAAAGACGCACCGCCTGAGGGAGCAGAAGGGCTAAAATGGGTAAGGATGTCTGATGAGAGTGCTGGCGGTGGCATCAAAAAGTATGGAGCACTAGCTGGCAAATATGTCCCAGAAGATGTAGCTAAAGCTCTAGCAGAGGCTGAGATGCTAGGGCGTGAGATGGCGAAATTTAACAATATGTATTTTAAACTAATAGATCACATCAAGTTAAATGTGACTGTGAAAAATCCATTTACGCACTTATATAACTTTGGCTCAAATATGGCTCTAGCCTTTTTGCATGGCGACTTTAACGAGGCTATGAAGACAACTGCTGCATGGATGAGAGGAGATAAGCAGTTTAAAAGATGGGAAACTTTGGCTAACTCGCTAGGGCTTGATAGTCATCTAAACGACCTTGAAGGTCTGGTAAAGCCTTTGCAAAGTGAGGCAAAAGATGGCATCTTAACCAGGGCGCTAAAAGAGGCGTATATGGCTGAGGGAAGCTGGAGCGGCGAGAAAGCAAGGTATTTTTACTCTATGGAGGATAAGGTATTTAAGATAGCTAGGTTTAAGAAAAATTTAGAGCTGATCGCTAAAGACAAGGGTTTTGACGTAAATGACTTTAGCAAATTTAGTGCAGATGAACTAAAGGCTGCGATGAAAGATGCGCAGTATTCATATGTGGATTATTCTACTCACTTCAATGGCACTCTAAAAATGCTTGATAAAACGGGGGTTTGGCCATTTTTACATTACACTGTAAAATCAACTCCGATGGTGGTAAAGGCTGCGTTAAAGCGTCCGGATAGATTTTTGATGATGCAAGCTGTGCTGGCTTTTTTTGGTGGCAGTGCATGGCTGGGCGCTGATAATGAGCGAGATAATCTAGCAAAGCCAGAGTGGGCAGAGAGTGGTGTGCTAGCAAACCTTGTGGGTGTGAAAAGCTGGATGGAGTTATTTAATACTGGTTGGTATTTTAACTCTGGCCGCTTGGTGCCTGGTTTTAGGTTTGATGGATTTGACAAGCTAGAGTTTAGCGGAGGCTTTGTAGCAGGAGCTCTAAACATAGCAAACGGTAAGAGCACGCTAGGCTATAAGATAGAAAGTGATGATGATCCTAACGTCATAAAGATAACAAAGAGGCTACTTGAGCTAACTAAAAGCTACTTTCCACCGCTCTCGCCTCTTGGACGCTACGGACAACAGCTAGGAGCGCAGGCGGTGGCTGATATCACTGGAGCTGACATCGCACCAAAAGACTACAATAAAGATGAGCTAGGCTTTGGCGGTATAATAGCAAGAGGCGCTGGCGTAAGGCGCTTTAATAAAGAAAAAGAGTATGGTAAGGAGCTAAAAAAGGCTAGAAAAGAGTACGAGCAGTTTGTGCCTGTAAAGATACCAAACTCAAAGGATGAAGAGAAGGTGGCAAAGGCAAAAGCTCATAATGAGAGGATCGCAAAGCTAAGTGTGGATGATCTGCGCGAGGCTAAGGTGAGAGCTGAGGATAAATTTAAACGTATAAAAGAGGCTGCAAAGGCTGATGGCGTGAAGAAGCTAGACATCGAGCTTTTAAGGCAGAGCAGGCAAAGTGGCGGTGCTTTTGGAGGCTCTAAAATCAAATTTCCGCAGTAGGGCGCTTTAAAGCCCTAGGCTGGTTTAAACTATAGCTATGCGTTTGCCAACTGCGTTTAGATAATTTACAAGAGTTGAGTATTTCATATCTAAATTTCCGCTTTCAATGCGAGCTACCGCGCTTTGTTTGACGCCCATCGCCTCTGCCACTTGCGCTTGTGTCATCTTTGCCTCAGAGCGTGCTTTTAGCAGCTCATCTATCAACTCAAATTCTTTATCTAATGCGTCATACTCGCGTTTAAAGTCAGGATTTTTTAGTTTCTTTTCTAAAAACGTATCAAAGTCTATCATTGCCATTTTTAAACTCCTTTAACCTAGCTTTGGCTAAATTTAGTATATTTTTAGGTATCTTTTGGCTCTTTTTTTCATATGTTAAGAGGATTATTATCGTTTTTCCGTCATGGTAGCAAAATATGCTTCTAGCTATGCCGCTTGAGGCTTTGGCTCTAAGCTCAAATAGTCCATCCTCTAGGTTTTTGGTATGCGGCTCGCCTAAATTTGCTCCATAAATTTTAACTCGCTCAAATAGCTTAAGTAGCCTTGCTTGCAGATCGCAATTGATGGTTTCAAATTCATCTACAACGGTTTGATTTAAAAATTTTATATTCCACATGCCTTTTCCTGAGATTGTGCTTTATAACATATTTGTTATAAATAAACACTTAAAATATAAGCCGCAAGGGCGCTGTGCGTCTATAACATGGGTTATGTTTATAGCTGTCTTGGCAAGAGCAAATGCGCAAGGTGTGGCTAGCTAGGTGGCGAGTGCGAGGCGCTTGGTGCGGTTTAGCTTTTGCTTAGGGGGAGAGGGCGCAAGTTCGAACACTAGTAATGCCAAAGCAGATAATGAGATAGCTTGTCGGAGTGGGGGGAGAGTGTGAGTTTTTGAGAGCAAACCCAGCCCATTTTGTGGCTTTTGGCTTGGTTTTGGTGTGGATTTGATGTGCTGGCTGGTGGTTTGGTGTGGTTTTGATGACAAAATGGCTTAAGGTTAGTTTGGTAAAAATGGCTAAAAAATGGCTTGAAAATTTAGTGATGGAAATTATACTTTTCAATACTAGATTTTTAAGAGTGCCTAAAATATGGCTTTTTCGTGTAGTAAAGAAAAGTGGTTTAAGGTTAGAGCTGGCAAATTTGACTAAATTTTAATGAAAAATGGCGATTTTGTTTAAGGTTGGAGTTGGTTTTTGAAAGATAGATTAGTTTTATTTTTTAAGCTTTGCGGTTATTTGTAGTGGGATTTGATAGCGTGATGATGCGGAATGCTTGGATGTGTGAGATTTGAGATAAAAATTTGTATGGTTCTTGGCTTGGTGCGTCAGCGTTGGTGGTTTATGGTGTGGAATATTCAGACGTGTGAGATTTGGGCAAATGTGAGAAATTGTGGATTGTTTCTAGCTTATGGTTAGGATTACGAAAAATTACGAGGAAATTTAATGTGCTTAGTTGTCTTTGCGTGAGCGTGCTGGCTGTGTTGGCTTGTCTGGCTTGGTGTGATAGTTGGTTTGTGTGGTGCTGCTTGCTAGATCAAAGCTAGCTATAAAATCTTTGATAAGGGGGGGGCTATGAACCCATTTGGCCTGCGCCATACAATACTACAGCCACACTAAAAATTTTAAAATTTTCAAACTTTTTTTCATATTGTTGGTGGTTAAAATGGCGACAATATCCAAAAAACACACTTTAATCTAATCTGCTTATAAAAAATAAGTAAAAATTTTCTTTGGTAAGCCAGCCGCTTTGTCGCGCTAGCGTTGGAGCTTGCGATCAAGGTGGTTGCGCTAAATTTTTAGCGATCATAACTAAACGCTCTTGTAGGCGTTTTAGTGGCATCAAAAAAGATATTTTGATAAATTTATAGGGTGCGGCGAGTTCGCCGCTTGGTTTTATGATATCTTACTTGGATTATAGGCTTATACGCTGCGTAATCGCTAGCATAAGAGTATTTGGATAAGCTAGCCTTGGGTCTTGGACTTTTTAGCATAATCATAGGCTATCATCACAAGTAAGATAACTATAGTAACTGCACCTATGGTTAAAATCGCATTCATGTTTGTCTTTTTTCTCATTATTTTAGCCAAAGTCCTTTAAACCCTAGGTGATGAGACTGCTGAGGCTTCAAGAAAGGCCATAATCTCGCTTGTAGAATAAAGTACATTCTTGCGAGTAACTGCGTATTTTCTAAATTTACCATCTCTGACATAGCACCACAGGGTTACGGCGTTGCACTTTAAAAGCTCGCAAGCTTGTTTAGTAGTGATAGGATCTGTTATAGGTAAAAGTGGAGTCATATTTTATCCTTTTTAAATATTTTCAATGTAAAAATACGCTAGGTTTTGGCTGTCCTCGGCTTCCTTGCTGTATTTCGTGTCGTAACTTTTATTTAGAATATACGCTATCTTATCTTTATTGCAAGCGTAAAATTCTGCTAGGATGGGTGCTAGTCTCTGCCCTTTACGGTTGTTTGGTGCAAATTTTAGATAGATCAAATCACAAGCAAGTTGTGGTGCTGTCGTGCTAAAATCATTTTTGCAAACCCTAGCCTTGTTATCGAGTGCTGCTATTTGCAGGTCTATGCGTTTTTGAAATTCATAATAATGCTTAACAATGGGTGTCATTACATCGATCAAATCTGTTATAAATTTGCTCGCCTTTTTGTTTATAAAAAGCCCCAATTCTTCTGAGCTATCCATCTTTAAAAATGAGTAAGCCATCACAAAGATGGCTGCATCTTTTAACTCGTTTGTAGTCATTTATTATCCTATATCTCGATCGCCCCAAACAGCGCGCCCGGGTCGTAAACCCTATAGCCGTTTAGCAAAGCGTGATTCATCTCCATCAAAATACCTTTTGAGCTTTGAGTAATGTCTGGATCGCAAGTTTTTTCACTTGGCACAAATAAAGCACCACAACTATTAAGCTGTTTTAGGCAAATTTTCATGACTTCGTCATAGCTTAAATTTCTATAGGCTGAGTTGTTTAGCACCGGACTAAATAACTCATATCGCTCATCGCCGTTAAAATACTCGTTGGCTTCTGCTAGTGCCTTGATCGCCACCTCTCTTGCCTTTTTCTTATCGTCCCCAAATACTGAGTAAGGACTACAAACGTAAATTTTAAAAGTTTTCATGCTAAAAATCCCTATGATAAATATTGATGGCTTCTAGAAGAGTTCTTGCTGCATCGTCACTAATTTTGTAAGCTATCATTTTAAGAGAATCTTCACTAAAGTTATCTATTGTATCAATAATACTATCCGCTAGATCTTCTGCATCGTGGCTATTAATAAATTTTATGATATCGTCTATATCTATTCTTTTTAACACTTCTTTTGCACCGCAGTCATTTACAATATCGTCTATATCGGCATCTACATCTACTGAAATTTGCATATCGTCTCCTTAAAACGGTATATCTTGATCATCTACGTAAAATGTAGTCTCGTCGCTAGGTGGCACATCTTGTTGCTCGCTTCGTCTAGGAGCGTTCCAAACGACATCATATAGCACGCCATCTTTGGCGTTTTCGCCAGCGTTAAAAAGGGCAATATAGACTTTATAGCCTGGCACTGCTGGAGTCTGTATATAACCACTTAAAAAGCTCTTGGTGCCATCTTTGCTTTGTCTGCCCCATAGTGCGCCTATGATCTGCCTTGAGCCCTCATAGCCTTTTGGCTTTTGAAGGGCTAGTTGAAAGCCTGGAAAGTCTTTGTTTTTCTTCCTCTCTTCTGCGCTAGTGCTAAGCATGACTACCTCTATGGGTCTTAAAAATGGGATCATGATAGTCCCACCTGTGTAGCCAACGTCTTCGCCATCTGCGTTTTTGTAGCTTTTGCGTTTAAAATAGCCTACGTTCATCTTCTCTCCTTTATAAATTTGCTAAATTTTGAAATATCGCTAAGATAATAACCAGCGTAAAAGCTAGTAAAAGTCTAAGAGCTAGCTTTTTCATCTTGAACCTCCGCGTCGATAACGTCGTCCTCAAACTCGACCTTAACTCCATTTAAACGAGATAAGAGCTGCTCGGCTGAAACCGCCTCTGGTGGCATGATGGCTAGGCGGTCAAGCATCTTGTCGCTTCTACCAGCTGAGAGGGTAGAGATAAATTTCGCTCGCTCAAAGTCCTCGGCGCTAAGTGTGCCAGTCTCTCTTTGCTTTGCTACGATGCGCTTTGCCTCGCTCTCCATGATCTCATAGCTAGCAGCTAGCAAGACATTGTTTCGCTCGATATCAACCTTGGTGTTTTTAACTACCATTTGCAGGCTTGATCTTTGAAGTAAATTTCTAGTTTGCTTATCTTCGCTCATAGCTAGAGTTACTTTGTTTTGTAAAGCTTGCGTCCAGTTAAAGTCCTTTTTCCAGCGGTTTATAGAGCTGCTTGATCCTTTTAGCCCTAGAGCCTCGAGCTTTGAAGCTAGTTGCTCCTCACTAATAGGCTTATAATCGCTCTCAAACGTCGCACTTTCAAGGTATATCTCAAAAGCCTTTTGCTGAGTTTCATTCATCTGTTTCATGTTTTACAACCCTTGTTGTTTTGGATATTTCCGTCGCCTATTTGGCTGTTGCCGTTTATAATAACGCACCCATCATTACCCGAAATTTGCGTAATCAAAATAGGCACTATAAATACGTTTCGATCGTTCGGGGTTAAAGAGAATAAAATCGCCTTTAGCCTACCGATGATTTCGTCCGTATCGTCGCCGCCCAGAGCCATCAAAAGCTCGCGTCCGAATAGTTCTTTATCTTTACTTATCATTGCTAAAACGCCTTTTACTATCTAAATTAGTTTTGTTGCGCGATTACGCGCGTGAGCTCGTCTTTTGTCTCATTAAAGGCTTTGACGTATCTTAGTCCCCACTCTTGTTCAATGGCATAAGTAACGTCAAATCTCATAAATAAAAACATGAAGCCGTCTTTGGAGAGCAGACACATGTCCTCTTCTCGGCCTTTTTCATCTGTATATTTACCCCACTTGACGCTTTGAATGTAAAGCTCGTCAACCTTGTGAGAGTCGTCGCGTATCTCAAAATCTACGCTCATATCGTCTATATCAGCCATCACTTCGGTATGCTTTTTCCCAAAAACCTCGGCGATCTGCAAAGAGCTGGTAAAAATCTCGTTTTCTATCGCTTTAAATTCAACTTCCACATTGTTTATAATAAATTTTTTCATGGCTTTTCCTTTTTGTAAATTTGCCCCAAAAATAGGGAATTAAAAATCAATTAAAAACTAAGTAGGATAGATTGGTATTAGATATAAAATCGGGTTTGATTGCATGTTTGCTCCTTTTGGAATACTTTTGTATTCTGTAAGTATTCCAAAAAGAAGCTTAAAAGATTATAAAAAGAATATATAAATACTCTAAAAAGATTATTTTTGTATTCTGTTGTCTATATCTTTAGATACGGCATAAACTATATATTGGTTTATAGTCATACCCAAAGACTTGGCTATTTGCGCCATTATTTCAAGCATTTCACCATTAAAGGTGATTTGTAGCTTTTTGCTTTCTTCCGCCATATTTAGCTCCTTTGGATAAATTTTATCCCGACATTATAGCCAAATACCCTTATAAAGGCGTTTTAACAATGATAAGTTAAAGATCGTAAGAGCCTAAATTTAGGCGTTTGCCGAATAAAAGCCCTTATCTGCATCAAAGTTCTTTAACGCGGATAAAGGTTTGTTCCAGGTTGTTCCACATCTTCATTTTTTGATGGAACAGCTCCAAGCCCCTAAAATACGATGTTTGCTTTTAATCTTGTTCCATAAGTTTAAACAATATGGAACAGCTTCTAAAGTCGGTAAAATCGATACTATCTTATTTAAGTTTTCTTTTTGTTCCACCTTTTTTACTATATTAGCTAAGAAAAAAAACATAAAATGAAAATAAAGCCTAAGAATAAATTCAGTAATAAAAAAAATAGCAATATGTAAAAAAGTGATGGAACACTGGAACAGCACCACGCAAAAGCCGATATAATCGTGCTTAGAAGTGTTCCACCACTGCTGGAACAAGCTGGAACAAGCTGGAACAAAATCAGCATTTTTTATTGGTTTAAATTTAGTCATTGCTATCCCCTATTATCTCAGTCACAGACCTAAAATTCATATCTTCGATCATGACTGTAGCCCCTGAGATCATCACAGAGGTAAATTCAAGGTCATTGGTAAAGCATATCCTACCTATGCATCTAGGGTTGTCAGAAATGCCAGGGGAGAGCTTGCCGATCCTTTTTCTAATCGAGCAAGTATTTATGCCTAATAACTTAAGCTCAGCTTTTAAACGACTTAAAAACTGAGTGTCAGACATCTTATATCCGCCTTTGTCGATCGTGTATTGTTTAAAAACTTGGCACAGATAAGCTGTCGGGATATAAGAAAAGTTATCTTCTCTAATGGCTTCTTTTATAAATGTTCTAACAGGATTTACTTCATCTTTATACTCTTCTATCTCGCCAAGCATTCGTTTAGACTTTGTAAATTTGCCTTGAACTATTAGCCTATCAAGTCCCTCCATAGCCAAAGCAAATATCCCACCCATCTCATCAGCAAAGCGATCAGATAAATTTCTAATCTTCCTATCGTCTTGAATCTCTGTATCAAATGTCAAAACTAGCATACGTCTAAAAAAGCCGTTGTCTAGGTTTTGTTTTGGTTTTTCATTACCAGCAAAGGCGAGCTTTGGCTTTTCGCTAGGCGGAAGGCTAAATGGTGTTTCGCCCTTTGGGTTTATGCTAACTTCATCTTTTGCCGAAACTAGCGTTTTTAAAACTGAGAGCTGACCTTTATCGGTGCCGTTTTTATCGATCTCTGAGCCGATATTTAAAAATTTGCCCACAAGCGCATGTGTCTGGTGTCCTTCAAACTGCTGAAGCTGAAGCGATGAGACATTTTCAGCTCCGAAAAAATCTCTAATAACACTTAAAATAACACTCTTGCCATTGGCACCACTTTTGCCATATAAGAATAAGAAGCTTTCAAAATCATGGCTAGGCAAAAAGCAGTAGCCTATAAATTCCATAAGCGTCTTTCGGTCATCCTCATCTGGTAAAACTTGACGTAAGAAGTTGTGCCATTTGTGGCATTTTGCACTTTTGTCATAGTTAAATTCTAAGATGTTTAATGTCGCATCACGTGGATCGTGCATAGGTTTAAAGGTTCTCACGCCATTTTTACTAATAAATAGTGTGCCATTTTTAAAATTTACTATGCGACGCGCATCATCTCTTCTTACAAAATCTAGCGGTCTTGCAGTATTTAAGATATTATCTATGATCTCTTTTGCATTTTTTGCGCTAGCTTTTTTCTTATCTACGCAGGCTTTATTCATCCAGTGCTCTTGGATGAAGTAGCTAAGCGTTGATAGGTCAAGTTTAGCGTAGTGGGTTTTTGTCCAAAAGTATAGCTCGCCGCGGTATTGGGCTGTTTTATAGCCTAGCTTATCAAGACTTTTTCTAAAACTCTCTGTCATATCGGTGATGTGAGTTTGGTGATAGTTTGTTAAAACTGTTTTGTTTATATATAAAAGCTTGTCCCAGACTTCACTAAATTTATCAAAGTCGCCTTTTTCTCCATCCTCTAGTAAAAATCCTTCAAAATAAGATTTTTTAAAGCGGTCATACTTTTCGCCAAATTTTCTTTTAAGCTCTTTTGCCTGCTTTAAAATGGCTTGGATATATTCTTCATCTAGCTCGCCCTTGACATTAAATATATTTACGTAGTTTCCATCTTCATCTTGAGCTAAAATTTCTCTAAAAATTTCATCAAAATGCTTAACGATCTTTTTAGTTTTATACCCCTCAAGTTTTGGCGATAGGTCTGGGAAGTATTCGCAGATCTCGTCTATGATGATATTTGTCGGCTCAAAGCAGCTAAACGCCACCGTCTCAAGTGGGCTAGCGCTTTGAAATTTAAAGGCGTTGTCATGCAAGTAGTCGCTGATGTCATAGCCTTTTGAAAGGTTTTTGCCTACCATATAAAATAGCACTATGCGAACGCTTCTAGCTACATTTTTGATCTCGTAAAATTTCTTTACTGCATTTTCATATCCGGCTTCATCGTGGTCAAACCAGATAAAGACGTGCTTATCTCTTAAAAGCTCTTTATACTCCTGCCAGCTAGCAGTCACGCCGCCAAGCGTCAGGGCACAAGTGTTAAAGCACATTAAATTTAGTGCATCCTTTTCGCCCTCGCAGATGACTATGGTGCTGCCTTGATAGTCATTGTAAAAATTTAGCGGAAATGGGCTAGCATGTGCGCCACTTTCGCCTATCCATTTGCCAGACATCCGCTCGCTTGATAGCTCGCCTTTGCTAGCGTCATAGGCAAATTTCTCTCTATACTTGATATTTACCGGTGCGCCGTTAGCGTCTCTTATGATGATGGCTAGGCTTTTATGCTCAAAGCTATATCCTATAAGCTCGCGGCTATATGGATCAAAGTTTTTGCCTGGTATCGGAAAGATGGCTGAGATTTGATCTTTGATGAGATCATAATTTTTAAGCTTGTTTTCCACGAGCTGAGGGGCTGTTTTGGCTAGTCTTGCTTTTAGGACAAGCTCTTTTTTAGCCCTTTGCTCAGCCTCTTTTTTCATACGAGCCTCATTTTCAGCCTTTAAAATAGCTTGATGTGCTTCGTAGGCTGCTTTCTCTTCTTCGCTCATCTCTTTTGCATTGATCGTATTTGGTATACCAAAATGATCACAAACTTTTTTGGCTGCTTGAAGTGGAGAGATATGCTCTTTAAGCTCAACAAATTTTGTTATATCGCCACTGGCATTGCACGCAAAGCATTTGAAAAATGCACCGCCACTATCGGAGTTTATGCCAAAGCTAGGAGTGTTGTGTCCGTGGTCGTGAAGCGGACAAAAGGCATTTGTGCCTTTAAACTCTACGCCATAGACGCTTTTTACAAACTCTATAAAATCATGCTTTGATACAGTTTGTTTTATCGTTTTAAAAATGTTATCACTCATCATCCACGTCCGCAAAGAGGTTGTTCTCTTTTATAAATTTCTTTAAAACTTCTATGACCTCATGTGCAAACTCAGGGTTTTTGAAGCGAAAACGCCTAAAGTAAAAGTAGATAGCGGCTTTGCTTTTGCCAGTATGTTTGGCTACGTAGTCAGCTATCTCGCTCTCACTTGAAGCACACTCAAGGGCTTTATAATACATATCTGCCACTTCATCAAAGTGCGGGCAGAGGTAGTTTTGCTTAACGAAAAGGGTGTGCTCGTATATCATGAAGCGATCATGTCTGTCATGCTTGCGGTCAAGATAACTTAAATTTTGTAGATTTTTCTTGCAAGTCTCAAGTATGCTGGCGTGATCTACACGTATATACTCCCTCATCGCGCTCATACTAGCCTCTTTTTTTGAAAAGCAAAGCTAATATGCCAAGCGTCAGCATAGCACCGCCTACAAAAGCACAAACAACTACTGCAATAACGCTTAAGGCAAATTGCTCAGTCATCCTATATCCTTTTTCATCAAATTCACTCTTTTAACTCCTTTGGGATATAATCAAATCACGAAACGAAACCCCAAAGGAGCTAAAACAATGAACGAATACGAAATAACCCTAGAGCTATTAAAGCTCGCTGCGCAAGAAGGCGCTTTTAAGTCGTCAAATAAAGACGAACTAATACAAGACATCGTTAAAGCTTTTAACGATGTCAAAGCCGAAATCTTAAAAAAAACAAAGTCAGAGCCTAAAGCAAACACTCAAGAGGATGACTATTATGAATAGACGCCAAAACTTCTTTTGTGTTCATTAACATAAGCAGTGACAAAATACCCCTGCAAGGCGCATATAATGGACTCTCTTGTCAAAGGACTATAATTATTTAGCCCTTTTATGGTCTCATAAAGAAACAGCGAGGGCGACTTGATGGCTGGTTTTTCATCAGCCTTTATCTCGTCGCTTACTGGCTTGCTTGCCTTCTTGCCTGCTTGTTGGTTTTCTGTCTTAGGCATCGCTTCTCCTTTTATTAAAAATTTCGCCTTCGCCTTGGTAAATCCAGTTTTGATTGAGGTTGTATTTTTCACTAAGCCTCATCACCCACTCGTAGGGGATGAGCTTGCGACCACGTTTGACCTCATTAAAAAAGTATTTTGTAGTTTCAAGTAGTTCGCAAATTTCCACGAGATCTAGTCCAAAAATCAGCCTAACGCCCTCGAGCCTTTCACCGACCTCGGTTAGAGAGATGTAATCACTTGCTTTACGCCTCATGAATAGTCCTTTTTTTAGCCAAAAACGGCTATAATCTAGGGTTAAAACAAAAGTTTTAATTTTTAGGCTTGTTTTTAAAGCCTCTAAATCAAAAGTTTTTATTTAAAGTGTTGCAATTATACAAACATTTGTTAGTAATGTCAAGAGTTATGGTAACAAAATTTACCTTAAAAGGAGTAAAAATGGAAAACATGGAAGCTGTTTTAGCGAGAATGCGCGCTGTTCTCGGAGTAAAAACAGATAAGCAGATGTGTGAAATTTTAGGAATTCAATATGGGACACTGGATATGTGGAAGGTTAGAAAGAAAATTCCAAAGGGTAAATTTTTAGAAATCGCCGCAAAGCTAAATGTAACGCCTGAATATCTAGAGAGCGGAACGCATATATCAAATAACACCAACTCCGTGATCGTAAACGGCAGCAACAACGGCAGCATCGTAAACGGACATCAAGTAAAAGTGAGTGATGAATTTATGGAATTTGCGGAGCTGTTTAAAAAATACGGCAATAGCGAGTTATTAAGACAATGGACTGAGAGCTTGCTAAAGATTAAAGAAGTGATAAAAGGATAGCTATGAGAGGCGAAAATAGTTTATTTGAATTATTGTTTTGCCTATTTATTTTGATTATGCTTGGGCTATTTATAGTATTTTTGCAAAAAATAAATAAAAAATTAAATATTTATTTTTTAGATGTTGTTGTTCGAACTTTATATGACAGAGACAACATAAAAAACGCATGGCTTTTTTTAATATTGATAATCGGGCTGTTCTGGTGGGGAAATACTTTGGCCGCTGTATATTTAATTTTTTGTAGTTTAATTATTTTATGGATGGCAATGCAGAAATTTATAGCAATAGATGAAGGGCGTGAACCGTCAAAAATGCCGTTCGATTTTGTTTGTGTGGTTACCGCTGTCGGACTTATTTTTGTGATATTTGCAGGGTCGATGTAAAAATATTTATAGGTGGTTTTTAAAATCCAATAAAGCCTGAAATTTGGCGAAGAAACGAATAAAAATAAAGCTAAAAGGAGATGGTGATGCTAAAGAAAATTTTAGCGTGTATATTAGTGGCTACAGTGGGTTTTGCATGGGACGGTTTCGATTGGGAAAAAGGTGAGTACGTAGAAATCGAAAAGAATAACCTCGTTAGAAGCGGTAAAGATATAGAAATTTACGACTATAACGACGGCGGATATAAAGACGTGGAGGTGCTAAGTATAAGGAAAAAGTACAACGGTAAGGTTGAATTAGAGGTATACGATTACGAAGATGGCAAAGAAAGAACACTTGAGATGGATAGTTACCAAGACAAAAAAGACAAAAAAGATAACAATGATAAATATATTGATAATTTTTCATCAGATAGCTTTTTAAATAATTCAAGGGAATATAATCAAAACGACTTATACGATAATACGTTTTTCAAGTAAGCAAAATTGTCATTGTGGTATCCCTATAACATAAAAAGGAGAAAAATAAACTATGTTAAGAAAAATTTTAACGTGTATGATCGCGCTGTTTGTTTTGGCTAGCGTAGCCGAAGGCGCGCAAAGAGTTCGCGGATACTTTAAGAAAAACGGAACCTATGTGATGCCGCACTATAAAACAAAAAGAGACGGCACGAGGCTAAATAACTACAGCACAAAAGGCAACATAAACCCATACACTGGTAAAAGAGGGCATAGAAAGTTGAGATAGTTTTTAGGAAACTTTCTAAAATTTAAAAGGTTGTTGTGCTGAATTTGATGCGTATTTTTTTATTAAATCAATGTAGGTGCTCTAGTCTTGACAGAGATAAAGACGGAATACCTTGCGAAAATTTGTGCAGGTAACAGATGGCAGGTATAAAATTTTTAGCTATGAATGGTTAAAATACGAAAAGGAGGATGGATATGGCTAGTTGGGGCGAAATTTTAGATGAGATGGATTTTCAAGGCGAGTCTGTAGTTGATAAAACAAGGAAAAAGTATATAGAGGGATTATCAAAAGTTACAAATAGAAGTACCATTATATACTATTCAGCTTTTTTAACAAAATCTTTCGCCGATAATATAGATATTAATGATAGCGATATAGAAGGTTTTATGGCTGTTATGAACGGAATTGACTGCAGTAAAGGGCTTGATCTTGTTTTACACACGCCCGGAGGTGATCCTACGGCAGCAGAGTCTATAGTGAATTATTTAAAATCAAAATTTGGGAATGATATAAGAGTAATCGTTCCTCATCTTGCGATGTCTGCTGGTACGATGATTGCTTGTTGTGCAAAAAGTATAGTGATGGGGAACCACTCAAGTCTTGGACCCACCGATCCACAATTTGGAGGAATACCAGCGGAGAATATAGCAAGAGATTTTTTTGAAGCAAAAAGAGAAATAAAAAATGACCCAGCAAATATGCCTTACTGGGAAATGGTTTTAAGAAAATATCCGCCGTCCATACTGAGATCTGTCGCGGATGCTATGAGCTTATCTGAAAAATTAGTTAAAGACTGGTTAAGTGCCAATATGTATAATAATTGCAATGAAGTAGAAAAAGTAAACGATATAGTAGGAAAATTAAACGACCATGGAGAGTCGAAGGTGCATAGTAGGCATTACAGTAAAAAATTTTGTAAAGATATAGGACTAAAAATAGAGGACTTGGAGGCAGACCAAAATTTGCAAGATGCTGTTTTAAGTGTCCATCACACAATGACCTTAACTTTTGCTAGAACACCTATAACTAAAGTTATTGCGAGTAGCACAGGCAACTCTTTTATAAGAACTGCTGAAAGAGGATAGGATGTCAAGATTAGAAAAATTAAAAAAAGATATAGAAGAGATAGAGGAAATATTGCAACTAGAAAAAAAGCACAAAGAGCTTTCTTTTTATGAACAGTATTCAGAAAAGTATAGTAAATTTTTAAAAGAAGAGAAGCCTTTTTTTAAAAACCCATTTGAAAAAAATAATAATACATCTGGGTGTCTTAATAAAATAAAAGAGTCAGATATAAAGAAATATAAATTAGCGGGTGGGTGTTTTGTTTAAATTATAAGACCGTTTTTTCTGCCGATACCATATTTGCGCTTTAATAATAGAAAATGGTGTTAGACCTAAAATGTTAGCAAAAACGAACATATAAAAGAGATACAAAAGAGCTTAAGAAAATTAATAGAAATTTGAGCATAAACTACAACTACAATGTTTATTATACTCTAGTAAAATAATACATAATATATTACATACTATTTTACTAACTCATCTAAATAATCCGCCCACCACTGCATCAACATCCTCATATCTGCTAAATTTTGAGCTCTGTTGTAAGCTTCTCTTACTTTATCCTTGTCTTTGTGTGCGAGGCATCGCTCTATGATGTCAGCATGACAGCCATGATCGTTTCTTTTTTCGTTGGCCATAGTAGAAAACATCGCACGAAAGCCGTGAGAAACGATCTCATCTTTGCCGTATCCCATGCGTCTTAGTGCTGTGTTTAAGGTGTTTTCGCTCATTGGACGGCTTTTGGATAGTGCGCTAGGGAAAAGATAGCCTTCAGTGCTTCCGCAAATTTTGGCATAGTCTTTTAATAAATTTACTACTTGATCAGCTAAAGGCAGCCTAAATGCCTCTTTCATTTTCATTTTGTCCGCTTTAATCGTCCAAATTTTAACGGACAGATCAAACTCATCCCACTGGGCGGCTCTAATGTTAAAAGGCCTCACGGCGGTGTAGATCGCAAGCTTTAGCGCGACTTTGGTTTTTATATCGCCGTTATATCCATCTATGGACGTAAGTAGCGTGCGTATCTCGTTTTCGTCTGTGATCGTAGGAAAATTTTTAGGCTTGGCGGTTTTGAAGGCGTATTTAAAATTTATATCGGCCACGACGTTGTGAGCGATTATCTCATAGGTGACTGCGTATCTAAAGATTTGACTTAGCAAGATAAAAACTCGCTTGATCGTCTCTAAATTTCCAGCTTTTTCTATGATCTTTAATACATCTATGATCTCAACAGCCTTTATGCTCTCTAGTGAGCGGTCTCCTAAATACGGCACAACATGCTTGTTAAAAATCAAATTTTGCTTTTTTAGGTAGCTAGGCGATATGCTTGATGACTTTATCTCTAGCCATTTCTCGGCGATATCCTTTAGCGTGGTTTTCTCGCTTCTCTTGCTTATGAGAGGATCGATGCCCTCTAATATCTGAGCTGCCAACTCTCTGCGCTTTTCTCTAGCGGCTGAGAGGCTAAGGTCTGGGTATCTTCCTAATGCCATGCGACGCATTTTTAATGTAAGCGGGCTTTTATACTCAAATGCAAAAAATTTACGACCACTTGGCTCGACAAATATAAATAAATTTTGTCCGTCGGACTTTTTATAAACTTTGTCTTTTGGTTTTAAGGCTCTTATGGCTGTGTCCGTTAAGGGAGGGTTGATCTTTGGCATTTTTGTCCTTTAAGTGTCCGCAAGCCCCTAAAAATCAAGCGGCGATTTTTACGGACATTTTTTTACGGACAACGTTTTATCTCCTAAATTATCCGTAAAAAGTCCTTAAAGGCAATTAAAAAGGCTTAAAAACAATGAAAGCAATTTAAAGAAACATGATGAAACAAAGCTCGTATTTGTAGTGTTTTTTGAAAGGTTTTTAAAAAGATTGAAAGTGATTAAAAAGTGTAAAATGGTGGGTTCACCACCTACCATATTAATAATAAAATACTCTGCAATAGAGCTTTTTAAGATAATTTATTATCGTTAATATCCGTAAAAATATCCTGTTGATGTTGCGCTGTAAATTTGCAAATTTTAGGAAAATAAATACTACCTTTTAAATAAAAAAGGTTGTGAAATGAATTTAACTCCTGAGTTATATTTAAAATTTGCAAAAGATGTTGAGCCAGAAATTTTTGAAAACAAGACGCCTAAATTTCATCCTGAAATCATACGCTTTATCGACAGCGAGGGGCAATATAAAGCTGTGGCGGTTTTTCGTGGTGCTGGTAAGACTACCTTGCTAAATAAAATTTATGTTTTAAGTCGTCTATATTTCGCTGCCGAGCCTTTTATCATGATAGTTTCAGCAAATGAAGATAAGGCGACAGCATTTTTGGAGGCGATAAAAGGTAGTATCGATAAGGCAGCAGCAAAAGGATATGCCATAGCTCGTGGTAAAGCTTGGAATAAAGGCTTTATCGAGGTTATGATAAATCAAGGCATGAAGGATGAAGCGGGTAAAAGCTTAGAGAAAAAGTGCTATGTGGTCTCACTTTCTGCTGGGCAAGATCCTCGTGGTATGAACATCGATAACATGCGTCCAACATTGCTTATCATAGATGATCTAGAAAGTAAGGTCGGCAGATATCCTATAGATTCAAACGCAAATCGCCAAAAGCTTCGCAGTTGGTTTTATGCTGACTTGCTGCCAACGCTGCATCCAACACGCGGCAGGGCTGTGATCCTTGGCACGATACTTCATGAAGATAGCATTTTAAATAATATCGTAAATAATACTGAAGAGATGGATGCTAAACAAGAGTGGATCTATATCAAAATCCCGATCATTAGAAATGGTGTAAGCTCGTGGCCATCTCGCTTTTCTATGGATAAAATCAAAAAGATACAAAGCACCCTAGTCTCAAAGGGAATGGCAAATGAATTTTATCAAGAATACATGTGCGCGGCAATTGATCCGCAAAAGGCTATATTTAAGCGTGAGTATTTTAGATATTTTAAGGGTGTTGAATATAGGACGGATGAACCATTTACGACTGTTACCGTAACCGACGGTGTAAATAAACAAGAGTTAAAAATCAGGCGAGCAAATAAGATAGAATTAGAAAATGGTGAGAAAATTTGGCTAAAAGAGTGTCAAATTTACACTGTGGCTGATATCTCAAGCGGCAAGGGTAGGGATCAAACTGCTTATGTAACCTTTGCGATAGATAGGCAAAATAGGCTTTTTATCATAGATATAACGAGTGGATACTTTACGCCATTTGAGCGAAGCTTAAAGATAATCGAAATTTATCTTACCTTTGATCCAGAGCGTATCGGCATAGAAAAGGCTGGCATGCAAAACGACTTTTTCTACACGATTGATACTATTCAAAAGCTAACTGGTGTAAATTTACCAATAGACCCGCTTAGCCACGGTGGCAACTCTAAGAACAAACGTATCTCAAATTTAGAGCCCTACTACCGCACTAGACAAATTTATCACAATGCAAATTTGAATGCTACAGATGAACTAGAAGCCCAGCTGCTGGGATTTGACCCGGAGACAGAGAGTAAGAGCGATGATATCATGGATGCGGCCGCATATATCTTGCAATATATCGCTGGGCGATTTTTTGATGAGAGTTATGATGAAATTTATGATGAATATGCAGAGGAAGAGAGCTGGGTGTGAAAATGTTTTGTTTTGTTATACCATGCAAAAATTAGAATTGATTATGCAACGAATAAAGCTTTTTATAAATTTTATTGTCTTATAATTGAAAACTTAGAAAAATACTTATATAAAAATAATTTAAACATTAACTTGTAATATATTCATTAAAGAACAATGATCCTAGGAATAAAATATGTCAGACAATAAAAAAATGGACAATCCTCCGATATTGGAGATTTTGATAGAGCTTTCAATAGAAAGCAAAGAACCAGAAGCATTAGTTGTAGGAAATTTACAAAAAATAGCTATAGAAGAAAATTTTACAGAATTTAAAAATATCAATGCTATAAGAATATCTAAGGAAAACGAAAATGGTGTACAGGATGCAAGTGATTTGATATGGATGGCTTGCAAACATAGTGAAGATAGTAGAATAAATTTTTTGTTTGGTCCTAGACAAATTGCTTTTAATTGTGCAAAAAGTCCAGATGATGAAAATGATATAAAAGAGGACGTAAATAAGATCTTTTTAAAGTTATTAGAAAAAGTATCTAAAGAAAATGCCATAAAAATAGATTTTAAAACATTAAGATATAAAATTTTAAATGCTTATAATAGTGACTCATTTTTTAAAAAAAGTATCTTTAAAGTTACAGCAGACAATAAAGATTTTATTGAAGAAGAAAAAATACAAACGATAGGCTATAAAGAAATCGATAGTGATGGTATAACTAAGAGAATAACTATAGCATCTCCTGCAATTCTTTACTCTGATACTTATAAAAAAACTGTTAAAACGACCATAGTTGATATATTAATGGAAGCCAATATAAAAGAAAATAAAGAAGTTTGTGAGAAAATAAAAAAAATGTATAAAAAAAATAGAGATACATTTTTTTCTCTATTAAAAAAATGAAAAGGTTTAAAGAGGATAATTATGAACTATAAAAATTTGTGCATTATTGCCACTGGTTTTCTTACTTTTTCATCAGCACTCGGTTCTGACATGAGCCACCAAATGCCTACTGATGTTTCATTTGCACAATATAAATTACAAGATAGCTTTTGTGATTTACAAGAATATCGCCAAGAGATAAATTCCGATATTGATTTTACAAATTTGTTAGTTCAAAAGGCAAGGCAAGATTTGTTAGCGCAAGGTGTAAAAATCATATACGAAGAGACCAATAAAGACTATGTTGATGATTATGGCGATATGTTATTTTGTGATATAACTATAGAGACAAACGATAATTTTACTGTAAAAGATATGATTGAGTTAAATGCAGACATAGTAAAAAAACATAATCTTTTTAATAACAATATAATTTTTACATTACATACTGCTTAATAAAATGTCTTTTCAAAAAGATTATTATAAAGAGTGCGTCGCAGAGTGGATAGCGGAATTTAACGAGCGCGACGACGATGAAATTCTTGCAAGAAACATTCTTTCTAGGGCTTATTATACTATGTTTTTGCACTGTGAAAATGTCCTAAAAGACGAGATATTTAGGTGCCAAGCATCTTTTAGTAATAAGATAATAGACCATAAGAGTGTTATGGACGCTGTAAAAGATACAGCTATAAAAACTTTACTTCTTGAATTCAAAAGATATAGAGAACGAGCCGATTATGATACAAAGAAATTAGACCTTCGAGAGAACGCTAGTGTCTGTAAAAAACAACCTTCTAAAACATATATAAAAAAAGAACTATTGGAAAAAATAGATTTTGTTTTTCAATGTATAAAATAATTTTATACGTTTTTTAGGAAAGCTATAGATTAGACTACACGTAAAAACGGAGTAGTCTATGAATGAAGACTTAAATTTAATCGAGCGAGCATTTAGCGATCTTGAGCAACATAAAAATAGATTTTTAGAGTGTGAGCGGGCATTTCGTGCCGAGTATGAGGGTGAAGATAACCGCACCTCAAAACGAAAAAGCTCCGAAAGAAGCCGCTCAAAGCTATACATCCCTCTAATAAAAACCACCATTTTTATCATTCATGCGATTTTTAAAACAAGCTTTATGAGCGATCGTTGTCCAATAGAGATCACACGTGTTGGGCGTAGAAGCGACAATGATTTAATCTTGCAAAACGCGCTTACTGCTGTATTAAAAAATAGGTGGAAGAAAAAAGAGCACCGAGTTGGCTTAAGCAAGGCTGTGATGAGTGCTCTATACCTACCTCTTGGCATAGTAAATTTATTCTACGATAAAGAGCAAGGTGATATCGCCACACGTTTTATTCCAATCACCGATCTAGCGTTTGATAAGCATGCAAGTGATATCAATGACATAGAATATGTCTGCTACAAATGGCGTCAATCAGTTCGTCAAGTCGAAGAAAAAATCAAAACTAAATTTTATAAAAGCAAAGATAAAGATCGCATCTTAGGCTCTAAAACAGAGTGGAGCCAAAGAGTGCAAATGAAAGATATCTATAAAAAGATATATGTAAATGGTCGTCAAATGTGGGAGTTAAAGAGCTTTGCTAATGATTTTTTAGTAAGAGAGGCTAGATTTTCTACATTGCCATTTCACTTTGGTTACTGCATAGATGCGATGCCTAGTATTGACGAGAGCATACGCGAGAATGAAAATGCTGTATATGGCTCATGTGTGCCAGAGGTAGTAAAAGAGATACAAAAAGAATACAACATCAAGCGTAATCAAAAGATAGATATCACTGAAAATCAAATAGATCCATCCTTTATCGTAGATAAGACAAAGGGCGCTGTGGCTGTAAGCGACGTGATGGCTAGAAAGAAGGTCATCAGAGTTGAGACTGATATGGGGGCTAGAGTGAGCGATGCGATAATGCCTTTTCCTGTGCCTCCAACATATCAACTAAGCGAAGAGATCGCTATGCTTAGTAAAGAGTATGAGATAGCAACTGGCGTAAATAGCGTAATGACTGGACAGACTGGACCAAGTGACCGCCGTGCGATGGGGGCTTTGCAAACTGTAAATGCCGCTAGCTCGATGAGGATAGAAAGTATGATGCAAACCCTGCTTGAGACTATGCTATCAAGCTATGCACAGCACTTTGTGGAGCTACTTTACCGCTTTGTTAGTGATGATGAATTCATAAAAATAACTGAAGATGAGAGCGTTATAGAAGCGATCGGCACATTGACAGATAGAAAAGCAAATCGTTTGGACTTTGATGTCTCAGTAAATTTTGGCACTACGATAGCAAATGAGGTAAAGATAGGTCAGTTAAATGGCTTGCTTGGCGTCCTTGCGCAAAATCAAATAAGCTCACCACAAATCACAGGCGGAATAATCAAAGAGGTGCTAACTCTAATCCTTGGTGAAAATGCACCAATAGAGCAAGTTGATCAAGCTATAGCGCAGATGATGGCTATGCAAGAGGCGGCACAAGAACAGGCAGGACAAGCTGCTATGCAAGAGCAAGCAGAACAAGAAGCACAGGCGCAGGATGAACCTAGTAAAGAGGATATGGAGATGGCGGCTTTGGCAAATGGTGGCATATAGGCGTCGCGTCGTCCTGCATCACTATGCGTCGTTACAAATTTCGCGTAACCAAAGTTTGTATGTTTTTTAGGACGTGGATAAATAAAATAATTAAAAATTTAAAGGAGAGCAAATGGCATATAGGGACAAATACGAGGTTCTTGGTGTTATCGTCGCTTTGGCAACAAATGGGCTTAGCATCTATAAAAAAGGTGAAGATGAGGGGCAAATCAGTGGCGGAAGCATCGGCGATGTCGTGGTTAGATCTAAAAATGAGAGTGGCTTTGCTGCCGTGAGCATTATAAGCGAGCAAGAGTGGGAGAGTATGCCACAAAATGAGGCAGCAGAGGCTGAGATGAAAAAGAGCTCATCTAGCGCACAAGATCTAGCGCCACAGCTAGCTAAAGCTACAAATGAGTGTGAGCGCTTTAAGGCTGAAATTTTAGACATTAGAGGAGAATCGGAGCACTTTAAAGAGGAGTGTGCAAGCTTGCAAGAGCGCTTAAGCGTGGCAGCTGGTGAAAATTTTGCACTAACTCAAAAAATTTCACAACTTGAGAGTGAGAATAAAAAGTTAAAAGAGGCGTCAAAGAAAGCTGATAAAAATAGGGCTGAGAGCGCATCTAAGCCAAATGAGCCAAAGGATTTAAATTTAGGAGGTAATGAGTAATGGATTTAAGTGAGATCTATGATCAAGATTTAGAGGGGCTGGCGGCTGCAGAAGAGACACAGACGCAAGAGGCGCAAGCTAGCCAAAAAGATAGTCAAAAGCATCAAGAAGTTAGCGAGGCAAAAGCGCCAGCTGCGCCAGATGATGATGTAAAGCTTAGCAAAGAGGAGTATTCTGATTTTAAACGAATGCAACAAGCTACGCAACTATCACAGATGCAGGCGGATTTTAGAAAGAGCTATCCAGACTTTGATATGCAAAAAATCACAGATAAGATATTAGAGATCGATGAGAAAAATACAGGCGCGGGCGATGCCTTGCTTAATCCAGTGGGTATTGAAAACGTCTATTTAAAATACTTTCATGGTAAGGCAGCGAGCCGCGACGATGATGAATTTGACATAGCACGGGGGACTGGTGGTGGTGTGAGCGTAAAAGAGCTCATCGGTAAGATTAACAAGGGTGAGGCTAACGATAGCGAGAAGCAGGCCTTATATGCAAGATTATTTTAAGGAGTAAAAGAAAATGGCTATAAAAACTGGATTAGTAACTGCTGAAGAGGCTTTTGGCAGTAAGGGTGTAGTACTTGAAAACACTATAAAACAAATAGGATGGCAATCTACGCCTTTTTATAGTGCAATAAGCACAGCCGCACCCGCGGATAGAAGTACGAGCGTAGCGGTAGGACATAAATGGTTTTATGATGAGTTGCCTGATGGTGACGCGGCTAATGCGCATGCAGAAGGTGGAGCTAAAGCAACAGCTAAGTATTTTGTTGGTAATACTCTAAGCAATCATTTTCAAATAGTTAAAAATACATACGGAGTTTCTGGATCACAAGAGCCGGCCAAAGATGTAGCAGGCAGAGGCATTCTAGCTAATCAAGGCGAGATGGCTTCCGTAGAACATAAAAAGTCCATAGAGAAAATTTTGCTTTCTTCTCAGACAGCTGTACAAAGAGTAAATAGTGGTGGTTCTCCTGTAGTCGGAAAATGTGGTGGATTAAAAAGTTTTTCTACCGCAAATAATACAATCGATGCAAACAATACAGACTTAACTATGCAAATGATTAGAGATCTACTAAAAATCGGCTGGAGCAAAGGTAGGCCTTATCAATTCTTAATGGTAAATGATAAGCAAAATGATAGGCTGCTAGATATTCTCGACAAGATAAAACAAGCCAATATCACACAAAAATACCTAGAAGAGGATCTACTTGCCATTAGAACTAGCTACGGCGATGTAAAGGTTATGTTAAATCCATTCTTAGATCAAAATGAGATCATTGCCTTTAGAGCTGATGACATCTTTAAAGTAAATTGGCGTCCAATGATGACTAGAGAGCTTCCAACTAGCAACGATGCTGTAGAAAAAGAGATTATTAGTGAATTTACACTTCGTGTATGTACTCCTGTAGCATTTGGATGGCTTAAAAAGTTAAAGGTGTGAAAAATGAATTATGAGGCGTTTTTGCAGCGTTTGAAGGTATCTACTAGGGGAGATATAAAACTCCCTGATTTTGAAGAATTAAAATCATTAGTGGAAGAGACAGCAGCAGATATATCGCGTGCGGTAACGCCTCTTGAAATGATAGAGATAGATCATAGAAATTTCGACGTCGAATATCATATAGATAAAAGACGTTTCGTGAGGAAATTTAACACGCCTAAAAACGAAAAAGACGTAGTCGATTTTCTTGACGAATCGCTTTTAAAGGCACTCGTTTACGGAGTAGCTAAAAAAAGGGCGCACGCCGAGTTTTATGCAAAATATCATAAATTTTATCTACAAAATTTATGCGAATACGAACTAAACAACTTCGACGAAAGAGCTTATGATTTGACCGAGGCTCTAAGGATAAAGGGCTATCTAAAACCCTATAAAATAGATTATGCGTTAGATCCTTACTATTCATGGGACGAGAATTTTATAAAAAGACTTGATTACTACATGGCCAATATAGTCTATGGAATAAATGACAATTTGCAGCATCCGGAACAAATTTTAAATAGCGATGAGCTTGGATATAGGAAATTTATATATCTTTTTATCGCCTATCAAAACGGCGAGCATACCGATAGAGAGGATTTAAGAGCGCTCGATAGGCTAATGAGCAAGAAAATTTTAGGGGAGTGAAAAATGGCGGATAAAGAATTTACGCAAATTTGTAAAGAGATTTTAGGAGTTAGCAAAAAGCTTGAAAAAATAGAGCCTGATGAGCTAAAAAAGATAAAAACTGATATAGAAAGAATAAGCGAAGCAGTAGCTACAGATAAAGCAATATTTGATACAAATAAAAAAGATTTTGATGGCAAGTATAATAAAATTGCCGAGATAATAAAAACATTTGATACTTTAAAAGCCCAAATAGAAGAGGTCCTAAAAAGCGGCATAATAAACGATAGTGCAGAGGCCTTAATTTCTACATTCTCATCAAAAAAAATCATGGATCTTTTAAATGAAGCAAAAAGAGTAGTAGATGAAAAATTTAGCACTATACATAAAAATGGCATAACTCCTTGGAACTCTACATTAGAGTATCCTGCTGGTGCCATTAGTGTTTTAAATGGCAAGCTCTATCAGGCAAAAACACAAAACACAAACAAAAATCCTAGTGAAAATAAAGAAATATGGCATGTTATAGCCAGTGAAGAGTGGTGCGAGCAGACTTTTTTTAATAAAAATAAAAAAATAGATAGCTATTCTAAGACCGAAAGTGATGAAAAATTTGCTCTAAAAACCGAGCTAACGGATGGATTGCCAATCGGTGCGTATCTAAGCTACCCAACACAAAAGGTCATACCAGCGGGGTTCTTAATAGCGGATGGCAGAAGCCTTAAGAAGTCTGAATATGCAGAGCTATTTAACGTATTAGGTTACATATACGGTGGCTCAGGCGAAAACTTTAACTTGCCTAACTTTGCCGATGGCAAGTTTATGAGGTCAATAGGTGGCAATGCGGCCACTTTAGGTGTAGTGCAACAAGACGCTATTGATGTAAATGGCTTACAGCTTAGGAGTATAGTAACAGATAACCTAGGTAATAGAAATGTTTATGGCACCACAGGAAACGATTATAGGGCTGTTCAATATACATATTCTGCTACTGGCGCTGATATAGCTTACAAAAGTGTTGCAGGTAAGGAAGATAAACCAATATTTGCAACATCTAAACCTGCAAACGAAACTCGCCCCTACAATATGGCAGTAGTTATCATCATAAAAGCCAAAAATGTAAATACCCCAGCAGCTGAGCAAATCGATAAAACAATACTTGCAACTGAAGCTAAATCGGGAATTGTTAAACTCAAAAACTCTATAACAGCACAACAAGAAGATGCAGCAGTAACCGAAAAGGCAGTTGCTGAAGCGATAGAAGCAAATAAAGGGCTGGGTTTAGAGCAAACTTGGCAAGAAGTGACCAACCAAAGGCGGATGAACGAAACATATACAAATACTACTGGCAAGCCTATATATGTACAAGTAAATATAAATAATGCTGCCAATGTTATGTTTACATTTAAAATTAACAATATAGAAATAGAACATAACGAGGACCTTAGGTGCGTTATGAACTATATTATCCCTCCAAATGCAACATACAAAGTATATTCACAAAATGGAGCTACAAACTATGTCTATACAAAATGGTACGAACTAAGATAAGGAGCAAAGATGAAACGATACAAAAATAAAAATAATGAAATTTATGCTTATGAAGATGACATAAGCGAAGAGCTACTAAATCAAAGAATAAAAGAGCTAGGGCTAACGCAAATAAGCGATGATGAAGCAAAAAAGCTTTTAGAGCCAAAGGTAGATGAAAAAGCTAAGGCTTTAGCACAGCTTGAAGCGGATATAAAAGAATGCGAGGATGATATAAAGCATGCCCTAATTATCGGTAATAACGCCGTGCTTGAAAACTTAAGGGCAGAGTATAAGGAATTAATAATTCAAAGAGAGGGGCTGAAATGAGAGTAAGGGTAAAAAGATGTGAAGTGTGTGCGAGCAAGCTTAAAGATGGGAATTGCACTTGGAGCGAGTGTCCTAAGTGCCCAGAATACAAACAGAGCGAAACAAAAGAGAATGAGAAGCCAAAAGACAAAAAGGATGAGTAATGCTTAAATTTAAAGAGCTTTTACAACTCTTTTGCATTATAGCTATTGAGTTACCGCTAGAGATACTTGGCTATTTAATAGTACCTATCGCTTTAGCATTTTGTGATAAAAATAGTGAGCATTTGCCAAAGATATTTAGGTGGTTTGAAGATGCAAACGACACTTATAACGGAGTAAATTCAGCCATAAATGGTGATAGTGGCTGGAGAAAGGAACATTTTAAAGAGCCAAAAAATAGGACGTATTTTGCACGTCTTTTATGGTTATATCGTAACCGAATAGGCTACTTTTCAAGCAGAATAAATGGCGTAAAAGTGAGCGAGATAGAGCCATCAAGCGTAATCACTCAAGGCAACCCAAGAGTAACGAGTAATGGTGGGGTGATAAGTGATTTTTGTAAAGTTACTTGCAAGCTTAAAAATGGTCGCACTCGTTTTGGACTTTTCAAAACGATCCGATACAAAGGCTTTTTAAGTAGCTTTTACTGTCGTATTTATGTCGGATGGAAACTGCTCGACGTGGCAGAGATGAACGAATACAACAAAGCCATATTTATGCAGCCAGACGACAAGGCATTTTTAAAAAGTGTTTGGGCGTTTCATCCGTTTAAGATGGTTAAATAGTGAAGCTATCCATAAAGAATTTGGTGATCATAGTTACCGTCTATTGACGGCTGTATTTTTTTATAAATTTTATCAAACAAAGGAGACATAATGCAAAAGTACATAGGAGTGAAAGAGATTAAAGCGATGCCAATAAGTCGTGGAGAATACAACAAGCTACGTGGTTGGGAAGTGCCTATGGATGAAAATCCAAATGATGATGGTTATCTTGTAGAGTATGCTGATAGCAAGAAAAATCATCCAAATTTTGACGGCTACATCTCGTGGTCGCCCAAAAATCTTTTTGAAGCCGCCTATCAAAATATCTCTGATGGGTTTGATTTTGGCTCTGCAATACGTTTTTTAAAACAGGGTAAAAAGGTAGCTCGCAAAGGTTGGAATGGTAAGGGGATGTTTTTATTTTTAGTCAAAGGATCTAAATTTATGGCAAATCGTGAACCACTTTTATCTATCTTTGGTGAGGGAGAGGAGATTAATTACTGCCCTCACATCGATATGAAGACGGCTGATGATAAGATCGTGCCGTGGCTTGCTAGCCAAACGGATGTTCTTGCTACTGACTGGGTGCTAGTGGAATGAATTTTTTAATTGCAAATAAACTTTGGCTAATCGTAATTGGCGGGTTAATAGGTGTAATGCTAGGACTTTGGTCTGAAATTTATAGTCTAAAAGGTGGCATTAAAGACGCTAAGGATGAAATAAAGGAAACACAAAACGAGCTGGCATTAAAAGAGGCAATTGGCGCAGTCATTAAAGCAAACCTCGAGGCGTGCAACACAAAGATCGAGTTGCAAAATGCTAAATTTAAAGAGCTCGAGATAAAAAAACCTGATGTAAAAAAGATACAAGAGAAAGCTAAGAGCAAATTTGATGGTATCAAGCCGCTGGTTACGCAAAGCTGCGAAGAGAAGTTGGAGCGTTGCGAAAGGATATTTGATGAACTGGCACGTTAAGATCACGCTTTTTCTTGTCGCTATATTTTTATTTTCAGGCTGTGCGAGTAAAGAGCCGCAAATCATTAAGCAAACGGAATATCAAGAGGTATATATCACAGTACCTTGCATTGACAAAATGCCACAAAAACCAGAGCGAGATAGAAGCGATCCAGATAATCAAAAAAAGATAGCAGAGTATTTTAAGACTTGTGAAGATCTTCTAAGACAATGTGTGCATGCAAATGTGCCGCAATCTAGTGCATCGGTAGCAAAAATGGGAGAAAAAAATGAGTGAGATTAAGCTACTACCAAAACCAAAAAGCAAAATTAGGCGCTGTTTAGTGCTGTTACTTGGTGGTTTATTTATGGTTGTGTTTAGTATCGCCCTGTACCGCCTTTACGGCAATATTTTTTACAATGAAGAAATGAAGCTCACAGCGTTGGCCATCACTCAAGGTGTAGTAAATGTTCTATTGAGCCCGGCAAAGATAATTAGTATCTTTAGAGCATAGCTGTGGAATTACATTATTTATTTTATGTATTAATCATAGGTTGTGCAGGCTCTATCACCGCTTTTATAAAAAATGGTGGTGGAGGTATAAAAATTTTACTCAAACGAACGTGGGATGGCTGTTTTAGTGCATATGTAGTTTATGAGATAGCTTTCTTTTTTGCCAAGGACGAACACGTGAGCTTTGCGATTTGTGGTGTGGGTGCTTGGATGGGAAGTGAGGCACTGATATTTGTTAGAGACTTTGTATCAAGCAAGGCTGGAAGGAGATACGATGGCTATGACAACTACGGCGGAAATTTTAAACACGAGGAGTTTGGCGATGACAAGCAGTGAGATATTGCAAGGCATGCAAGCACAGCGCACCAGATGCACCGTATGGAGTAGAGTTATGGGTTATCACCGTCCAGTAGAGGGCTTTAATATCGGTAAAAAAGGTGAGCATAAAGAGCGAGTATTTTTTGATGAAAATTTTAACACGTCAAAGCAATGTGTTAAAAAATCTTAGAAAGATTAACACAAGGAGTGAATATGGCAGATTTTAACAACGCTTTTAAAATTTTAATGAGGCTGGAGTTTTCTTTTCCTGAAAATGCCCTGCATAAAAACCCAACAGAAAAAGAGTGGACATTTATGGGGATATATCAAAAGGCTCATCCAAGTTGGAAAGGGTGGGATGAGATACTTGCTGCGTTAGCTTACGGCGGTGATATCAAAAGAATATCAAGGATGCTGTTTGATAGTGAATATCTGCAAGATGAAGTTTGGAAATTTTATAAGCAAATGTATTGGGATAGGATGAGGCTTGGTGAAATTAATAGTCAGCTAAAGGCCAATGAAATGTTTATATTTGGCGTAAATGCCGACACAAAACCTGCCATAAGAGCCGCACAACGAATAGCTGGTGTAGTAGATGATGGAATAATGGGTGAGATAAGCTTGGCTGCTATAAATAAAGTAGATGAAGAGAAATTTGACAAAGAGTTTGATAGAGCAGAGCTTGAACACTACAACATGCTAATTAAACAAAATCCAAAATTGAGAGTTTATGCAAATGGCTGGAGAAGAAGGGCGGAGGCAGTATGACTATTGAAGAATTAGATAAAAAAATAAAAAAACAGCAGACTCAAATAGATGACCTAAAAAGTAAGGTTTTGTCTTACGATAGCACATTCGGTGATCTTTATAACGCTATAAATAGGCTATCTAGTAGGATAAGTGATATAGAAAATAATGGTATTAAGACGGCTGTTGGTGGTTTGCAAGAAGAGGTAAATGTACAGAAGTTAAAAATAAATAAATTAGACAGAATAAGAAAGGGATTAGCATGAGTGTGATCAATTATAAAGAAAATTTTGTAGAAAATTTTGAAGCGATTTTGGCAAGTAGCACTGGCGAGCGCTCGATATATCAAAAGGCTTTAGCACACATAAAAACGGAGTTTGACAACTTTCAAATCACAGATGATGCGAGGGCTAAATTTATAACCTCGCTTATGGCTGAGATGACTATAGCTTTTACGACAAAAGCGATGGAGGCAGCTAGCGATGTGGCAACTAAGGCTTTGACGCTAGAAAAAGAGCTTGAGGCTTTGGAGCTAAAAAATCAAGGGCTTAGAGATAGGCTAGAACTTGATAAGCAAAATTTACAGATGCAAATAGAGCTAACTAAAGCTCAAACGGAAAAAACAAAGGCTGAGGCTAAGCTAGCCCAGGAGCAACAAGCAGCCGTAAATGAGCAGGTAAAGGATAATAGAATAATCAAAGCTGGCATGATGACTGGGGATTTTATGCAAAATGTCTCTAATGGACAGCTTAGCGTGCCTTCTGATATGTATGAGTTCTTTTTTAACATAGTCTATGAGATAGCTAAAAAGGGCGGAGTAGATATCAAAAAGGTAGCAAATTTTAATCTACCAAAAACCAAATGAAGCAGTTTATCGCCTTTGATGATGAGCTAAATATAACAAATAAAGAGCCAGATGATGCATTTAGCTATCTAGCTGGCGGAGAACTTTACGCTAATACATTTGCTGCGGGGGCTGGTTATATGATCGGCAGAACCTCCCAAATAAACTACACTTCTATATTTTTACCATTTTTTGTAGATGAGATCTCATCTATGATGGAGCTTAATGAGGACTTTGCTGAGTTTGCGCTGATGCCTATGCAAATGATCTTTTACAAGACAGCTGATGAAAAGAGGCGAGGCTATGAGAAATTTGATGAGATAAGCGAAGATGCCCAAAAGATAGTAAAGCTAGCTAAAGATTTGCATGAAAGCAGTGGTGGCAAGATAGGTTTTACTATGGATGATGAGCCCATTAGCCAAAGAGTTAATAATGAAAATTTCTTAAAAGAGTTAGTGGAGCAAAGGCAAAAGAGCGCTTTTAAACAGCTCTTGCAAAATATAGCATATGCTAAATTTGGTGTCGTTGGTGCGATAGTGGCTGGCTGGGTCTATGACGGAAGAGTAAGCGGTGCTGTCGTGGTGGATGTTGTGGAGCGAGTAGTGAGTGCAAAGATAGCTGATGTTACGGCTGGTCTTTTGGCAAATGCTGTTGGCTTGCAGGCTGGATTTGCCACGCTTGGGCTTGGTATGGTGATAGGCTCTATTTTAGATGAGGCTTTTGAAGTGGCTAGCGGGCTTGATATAAGCTTTGGTTTTGGTGGAGATATAGCAGGTTTTAATGAGATAGGGCAAGGCATATATGAAGCTCCTTTGTCATTTTGGGATGGCATGAAGTCTATGTTTGGCGCATTGCCAACAAAAGATCTAGCATATGATAAAGAGAGCTATGAGAGAACTGGGCAGATAGCTGGCGTGAAAACTAAATATGGAATGTATATAGGTCAAGTTGGCGATAATCTAGTAAGTGGCAAGGGCATGGGGCTAAATAAAAAAGAGAGAGATAGCGCTTTAGGCATGGCAAAAAGCATGGCAAGAGATCTTGATAAAGCCTCAAAGATGAGCCGTAGCGAAAAGAGCAGACAAAGACAGGCTGAAAAACATGGTAGCTCTAGCCGTGATGGCTCTTCAAAGATGAGTAGAAGCGAAAAGAGTAGGCAAAGGCAGGCTGAGAAACACGGCAATACTGGTAGAAATAGCTCACATGATAGAAATGGTGCTGGAAGAAATAGCGCAAACGGTGGCGCTATGGCATAGCAAAAATATACGTTTTTTAGGAAATAAGCTAGTAATAATATCACTAAAAAAAGGAGCTTAGCATGTGGGATTTTTTAAAAAATTTAGGAGATAAGGCTAGTCAAAATGCAGATGGACTAAAGGCGTTTGGATCACTCCTTGGCGCAGGTGCTGGGATATGGAGTGCAGTAGAGCAAGGCAGACAAGCTAAAAAACAAAATGATCTAGCTATGAAAAACTACAATCTAAATATGCAAATTTTAAAAGATGAGAAGGCACGCCAAAAGAAGATGCAACAAAACTTAGAGCAAGGCTGGGCAGGTGCTACGGCAAATATAATGAGCAAGGATGAAGAGGAGAGAAAGAGAAATGGGTTACTTTAATATAGAGTTTTTAAGACGTCCAGAGCTAAGCCCGCTAAGTCCTAAAGCTGGGTATGCAGCTGCTCTTGGCGCTGTCGCAAATGGTATAAAAGATGTGGGAGATATAGGGCTAAATCGTCAAAAGATAGATGATGAAAATAAGAGGTATCAAGAGGAGAAGCTCTTTAAAAATGATGAGCTAAATTTTAGAAAAAGCTCACATGCGGATACGATGAAAGCAAAGGCTGATGAGCTAGCATATCAAAAAGATAAAGATGATAAAGACCGCGCATTTAACGAGAAAAAGCTAAGTATAGAGGAGCAAAGAGCAAATAGAGATAGGGCTGTGGATATTACTAGGGCTAATGCTCAATCTAGATACTATGACACTCTTGCCATGGAGCACGTCGATAAGAATGGGCGCCTTAGCAGAAATAGATCTAGCGCGCCTAATGATATAAACATCCCAGAGGGCTATAGCTATATAAGTGCGGACGAGCTATCGCCTTTTATAGGCAAAGGGCTACTTCAAAATGGTGGTTTAAAAAAGCTTAAGGATGAAAACTATCTTATAGAAAATGAGACACTTTTAAATCTGATCAATGCGGCAAAGCAGCAGCAAGGCATAGCTAAATCTTTAAACGAGAGAAAAAACCAAGTTAAAGATGTGCTTGATGATGTGGTGATTGCACCAAATGAGAAAAGGGGCGTCATAAAGGAGAACCAAGCGACCAAACAAGCGCCTATGCTTGATATGAAGTATTTAAAAAAGCAAAAGCCATTGATCTTTAATGATGAATATGATGGAGCGTTATGATGCCTACGACTAGAGAATTTTTAGGTGATAGCTTGATTAAAGAGCTTGAAGGCGCTGGCTTTTCGCCGCAAAGTATAAATGCCTTTGCTAAAAATGAGTATAGACAAAGAAAGGCAGCACAAGAAGAGGAGCAAAGAAGGCTTTTATATAGAGCTGATGAGATGAAGCTTGATGGTAAAATAAGAGAGGCTTTGCTTAGTGGAGATATCAATGAGGAAGAAGCCAAAAATGCACAGAAATTTGAAGAGTTTGGCTCTAAAAAACATGGCTGGACTCTTGGTGCTGCTAAGACGGTAACAGGTATAGCAAATACTATTGAGCGAGTTGGTGACTTTATAAATCCATTTTATGAGGGTAAGCGTGATAAAGATGGAAACTATATCTATCAAAACGGCTTAGAAAAGTCTCTACGCCCTAAGATAAAAAATGTAGAAAAGATGCGAGATGACTACGAAAAGGCAACTGGCGAGACGTCATGGGGTAGCCGTTTGTCTGAGATAGGCACGGAGCTTGTCGGCGATCCTATAAATTTTGTAGGTGGAGTTGGACTACTTAGCAAGGGTAGTAAGCTAGCTCAGCTTGGCAAAAAGACCTTATACTTTGCAGGGACTGGCGCTGCAAGTGGAGGTGTGGCTGCTCTTGGCGAGGGTAAAAATGATAAAGAGACATTGGAAAATATAGGCTATGGCGCAGTTGGCGGAGCATTTTTGGGACACGCGATAGATAAAGGCATCCAAGGCATAAGTAAGCTCATAGCAAAGCGTCAAGCAAGTAAAATGGCAAATGAGGCTAATGCGATAGATAATGCTCAAAATAGCGAGTTTTTAGATGGCGGTAATAATGCTAGTGGAGATGTCAGTAGCGGCAATGGTAGCCTTGAATATCCAAACACTCAAAGTATCGCTGTGACCATTGTTAGAGGAGTATTAAAAAATGAGCCACTTTCGATAAGAGAGCAAGTTTTAAAAGAGATTTTGAGCGGTGAAGAAAAATCAAGTGTAATAAAACCTGAGAAATACAAGAGTATTTTAACCGGCATAAACGAATATAAAAGTTACCAAACTAGATTAAAACATTTTCATGATAATCCTGACGAAGTAAAAAATGCTGACTTGGTTTTTGACCAAATGCAAGATAGCTTTATAAAAGCAAATA